GGTGAAGGTGATTTAGCTCCTGAAGATCTAGATACTTCTATACCAGGTGAAACCCCATCAGAAACCCCAGAAACACCTGAAGAAACACCAGCATAATGGATATTTTAGAACAATTTATACGTAGCATATCTTACAAATTTTCCAAAGGATATCCTGACATGAAAGATGATCAGGATATTTTATTGTTAGAAAACGAATTAAAAAAATTAGGTATTGACTTAACAGAAAGCTCATTGTCTCCAAAAGAATTAGAAAAACCATACCCATCAAGAAATGAATTCTCGGGTAAATATGCTGATAGAGGTGAACGATTTTTAGAAAAAATATTAAACGGTAGTGAATTTGAATTAAATGATGGTTCAACTATTGTAATTGATCCTAAAGCATCCTCTGAATTAGTAAATGCTCTTAAAAATAAACAATATAGTGTTTTAAATAAAGGTGCTAAAGTATTAATTGATACTAATGGTAAAGCTTATGCAATTGCTTCATTTAAAAAAACTGAAGAGTTTGGTAGTGGAGCAGGACAAGGTGGTGGAGCAGCAAGCACAGCTGTTCAAGAATCATCTCAAAGTATAGTTAATTCAATAGCATATAAAATTAAAAAAGGAAATATTACAGCAGAAGATTTAACTGATGAAAATATTGATAAAGCATATGAATTAAGTGATGTATCTAGCACTTTAGATGAAGTTAAAGATTTTATTAAAAATCAAAAAAGTTGGACAAATACATTCATTTCATCTGCTAATATATTATTAGCTAATTTTCAAAATCCAAACTTCCAACAACATAGAGGTTCCGAATTTGTAAATAAAATTTATGGAGCATTTGCTATTGCTAAAAAAGAAGCAGGTATATCTATGCAATCGGATAAATGGAATCCTGCGGATATTTGGATGGTAGATACATCTATTCTAGATATGGCATTCCCTACAGAATTAAGTGAATTAAACGCTACATTAGCTGATTTATATGCTAATAATAAATTAATTGGGGTATCACTTAAAAAAACAGGTGCTGAAGCAAAATTAGGTACTTATAATTTAAGTGCTGAAGATAGAGCAGGATACACTTATGAAGGATCTGATTCTAGACCTACCAACAATAATACAGTAATAAATTATAATGATGGTTCTATAACATTTAGAACATTTAATTTTGCTGGTAATTTTGCAGGTGAAATAAAAGGTAAAACAGCAGCTCATGGAAAAATAGGACAAGGTGCTATAAACGATATATTTAGAGCATTTAAAATTAATCCTTTACCTCCGGCTGCAGAAGTACAATCTAAATTTAAAACAAAAGATCCTGATCTATTAGATAATTTTTATAGTAATTATACTAAAATTGTTGGAAATCTTCCAAGAGAAGAATTTGACAAAATAGTAGATGAAAAAGATTTAAATTGGTTAGTATCAAAATACTTATCCACTAGTGTAGCTGCCAAAATTGAAGCTCAACCTGAAAATATTCAAAATGAAATCATTTCAGATATTATTAGATATGCTTCATCCTCAACTAATTCTAGTTCAGTATTTGCTAAGATATCATAATATTTATTAATATGGAACGTTTAAGACATTTAATAAAAGAGGTATTATCTACCCCACCAAAAAAAGATAGTTGTAATTGTGGTTGCCATAGTTGTGATAATGTAGGTAATGAAGGTGTTGTACTAAACGAAAGTTTAGTTAAAAAAGATATATTATCGGAAAATCTGCGATACCACGTGGATAAACAACTCCCACTTACCGAAAACACGTTCCGATATGGTTCACAATCTTTCCTTAATCTATGGGCAGAAGCTCGTTCATTATATTTACGTGAAATTATTCATGTAAATGAAGATGATAAAGAAATTTTAGAGGAAACTGATTTAGGTAACTTTGGTTTATATGAAGGTGTTAAAGTACCTTTAGATCTACCTATGTTAGAGGAAGGACAAGATGCAGTTTGTGCTACTTGTGGTGAGCATGGATATGATGAGGATTTAGATAGACCATGTACTAATTGTGGAGACTATAATTGGTCAACTGATTATGAAGGTTTAGGAGATAAATTTGGAGAAGTATATGAAGCAGCTGAGAAAAAGAAAAATCCACCACTTGGAAAACCAAAACGTGGAGGATCTAAAAAATTCTATGTTTACGTAAAAAATCCTAAAACTAAAAAAATTAAAAAAGTTAGTTTTGGAGATACATCTGGACTATCAGCTAAAATAAACAACCCAGAGGCACGTAGAGCATTTGCTGCACGTCATGATTGTAAAAATAAGACAGACAAAACAAAAGCTTCATATTGGTCATGTCGTTTACCAAGATATGCTAAATTACTTGGCTTAAAATCATCATTTTCAGGATTCTGGTGATGAATAGATTGGATAAAATAATACAAGAAGTCCTACAAGAGGAAAAATCAAAACGCGATAGATGTTTACGCATTGCTGATCGTAAATTTGATAAACCTTCCGCTTATAAATCAGGTGCTGTAGTTAGATGCCGTAAAGGAGATATTTGGAAAGGTATCAAAGAAACAGATGACCCACAATCCGGTAAAGCTGCTCCTTATGGATCCGGATTTGCTAAAGTTACAGAAGAACAAATTCTTGAAAAAGTTAAAGAAACTCTTCGTACTTGGTTTTCACGTAAAGGTGAACCTGGTAAAAAAGGTGGATGGGTAGATTGCAATACTTGCCGTGAAGTAGACGGTAAAACAAAATGTAAAGCATGTGGTAGGGAAAAAGGAGAAAAACGTTCAAAATACCCTTCATGTCGTCCTACAGTAGCACAATGTAAAACACCTGGAAAAGGTACTAAATGGGGAAAAACAAAATAATATGGATACTTTTGATTTAAAACAATATTTAGCTGAAGGGAAGTTATATGAAGCATTAATGGCTTGTCCACTTCCAACTCAAGATTTAGAACTTAACACTCAAAATAGAGATTCATCTATTAAAGCTGATTATATTAAATATGGTCCTTTAAATGTTGATGAACCTGGAGACTATTGGGATGAATTAGCAGAACATTGGGATACAACAGTTGAAGCTGCTAAACAATCTTTATGTGCTAATTGTGCTGCATTTGATATTTCCCCAAGAATGGAAGATTGCATGCCCGGCCCCCTATCAGATGATGATGGTAGATTAGGATATTGTTGGATGCATAGTTTTAAATGCCATTCAGCACGTACTTGTAGAACGTGGGCTAAAGGTGGTCCTATTGAAAAAGATATTATATCTTACGAGTGGCAAGAACGTAAAGGAGAATGACCCCATATACTGATATAGAAGTTACTGATAAATATATTATTCGTGAATTCAACGAAAATATAGACCCAATAGAACTTATGTGGCATCGTGATGATGAAGATAGAACAGTTGAGATCTTAAACGAAACAGATTGGCAACTTCAATTAGATAATAGCTTGCCTACCTCATTAAAAGAACGTATATTTATCCCAAGACACGAATGGCATCGTGTAATAAAAGGAACAGGAACTCTAAAGTTGAAAATACATAAATCATGAAGTTAAATAACTTAAGACAATTAGTTAAAGAAGAATTAACTAAAGCAATAAATGAAAATACCCCAAAATATTCAAAAGGTGATACTCTTATTTATATGGGTACTAAACTTTTAGTAGTTTCGGATGATGGTTTTATTATTAAAGCAATGGCACCTTCTGGAAAAATATTTAAAATTAACTATGGTCAATTAAAAGATCGTGTTAGTGAAAATGAAACTATGAGAGATCTTAAAGATATGCCTTTGGAAAATATGGAAGAAGGTACTTATAAAATCGAATATATGGTAGCTGATGCTGATGGAGGACCTGATTACTCAGATTCTGATACCATAACAATTACAAAAGATGAATTATCTCAAAATACAGACCTTCCCTCTTTAAGTTTTTGGAAAGGAATAGCTCGTAACGCTGCTAATTTTAAAATTTACAAAGTAACAAAAGTAACAAGAGCATAACATATAGACAGATTCATAGCCTGTCGACTTAAAAAAATTATTAGAGATCTGTGGCCTCCTTTGGGATGGCCACTTTTTTTTCGTATATTAAATATATCAAAAATTGAAAATGGACAAAAAAATAGTAATAGTAGGAGCCGGAGTTGCTGGTGTAAATGCGGCTACAAAGTTAGTGGATAATGGATATCCTGGAGAATTGATTACAATAATTGATATGGGTAAGGATCCATACCAACGTTTACCTGAGGAAGTAATGACAGGTTTTCTTGGTGCTGGAGGTTGGTCTGATGGTAAATTAACTTATCACACAGCAATTGGAGGTCAATTATCAAAATATACAGGTGAGGATAAAGCAATGGAATTGATGGATCAAGTAATCACCAATTTCAAACGTTTTCACCCTAAACCAGAGGAAGTACAATGTTCAAATCCTGTTGAGGAACCTGAATTTATTAAACCATATTTCGGTTTACGATTATTCCCAGTATGGCACGTAGGTACAGATTATTTATCTGAAATTGCTAAAAATTGGTATGATTATTTAGTATCTAAAGGTGTACGATTTTATTGGGAAACTAAAGCAACTAAAATTGAATTTGATCCAAAATGGATGGATAAAAACCATAAAACAGGACTAGTTCATATTGAAGGAAAACAATTTGAACACCCAAGAAATGCAATAGAATATGATGAACTTATCTTTGCAGTAGGTAAATCAGGCATTGACTTTGCTCAACAATTAGCAAACGAATACAAACTACCAGATGAACCTAAATCAGTACAAATTGGTGTTCGATTTGAAGCACCACAAGAACACTTCCAAAAACTAATCGATATTTCATATGACTTTAAGTTATATAGAAAATTTGATGATAAAGGAGTATCGTTACGTTCATTCTGTACGAATAATAATGCTGCTTATGTTGCTGTAGAAGAAACATATGGAGATCATAGTTACAATGGTCATGCTAAAAAAGATGAAGCATATAGAAACAATATGACTAACTTTGGTATCTTGATGGAAATTAATGGTATTGAAGATCCATTTAAATGGTCACGAAATGTAGTTTCTAAATTAAATGTGAGTGGTACTATACCTCGTTTTGAAAATGATGACATTTCTAATTTTAATTTCAGAACAGGTTTATATTATTCACCCAATCAAACACGAAGACCATCTTCAACATCTGAAGGTAATTCTGTCACTTGTATAGAATTATTTCATGGTTTAGATAAAATTAGAGAAGCATTTGAAGGTCATTTTCAATATATTGAAGACTTTATTGAGGATATGAAAAAAGTATTCCCAACATTAGGTGATGATTGGGGTATGTATATTCCTGAGGTAAAATATCTATCACCTGAGGTAAAAGTAGATTATAGTAATCTTAGTTTAATCGATTACCCTAACGTACATTTCGTAGGTGACGCTTTAAGCGCACGTGGTATTACAGTATCAGGAGCACAAGCAATTTATGTAGCAGAAAATTTATTAAAATAATATGAAAATAGGATTTACAGGAACAATGTCAGTTGGTAAAACAACACTAGTTAATGCTTTAAAAGAATTACCTGAATTTGCAGATTATACATTTGCAACAGAACGTTCAAAATATTTACGTGATTTAGGTATACCATTAAATACAGACTCAACAATTAAAGGTCAAATAGTGTTTTTAGCTGAACGTGCTAGTGAATTAATATGTGAAAATATTATAACTGATCGCACAGTCATTGATGTAATGGCGTTTACTAATTTAGCTAAATCAATTCCATACTATATAGGTGATGATTTTGAACAATTGAGTTCGCATTTAATTCGCGAATATGATTATATATTTTATATTTCACCTGAGGGTGTAGAATTAGAAGATAATGGTGTTCGTACTATTGATGAAAAATATCGAATGGATGTAGATACAGAAATTAAAAAAATCATCAATTCATACAAACCTAAAATTAAAACATATATTGAATTATCTGGTACTACCGAGGAGAGAATACAAAAAATTAAACAAGTAATGTCCCTCTAATATTTATCAATAAACTATAAAATGAAACAAACTCGTTTACTTGAAATCATACGTGAAGAAATCGCTAGCGCTTTAGGTGAAGCTGCTACAACATATGCTGGAAAGACATCAATTGATGATCTTAAAAAAGATAAAGCATTTAGTTCATTAACAGGAGATGCAAAAGCTGATTCTATAGAAAAATTATCTGGTGGTGGTACAGTAACTATTGGTGAAGAAAAACGTAAAAAACTAGCTGAAAAATACCAAATCGATGAGGAAGTAATCAACGAAATGGCTAGTATTAAACAGTTAAAAAGTGAATTAGAAAGACAAGGTAAAGAAACTGAATTAAAAGCTATTGCTGCTGCAGAACGTGCTGTATTAGATACTCTTAAAGCAGACCCAACAATTACTACAGACGGACGATTGAAAGGATATGTTCCTACACTTAAAAAAGAATTGTTAAATACACATAATATTAAATTACAAGATTTATTATCTAAAGTAGCTGGAAAAGCAGAAGATGATGGTGTTAAATTTAGTAGTGATATTGCAACAAATACAATTGAAAAAGATGCTGCAAACCAATTAACAGGAAAAGAAGCAGGTCAACGTGGAAGAAAAGCTACAGAAAAACCAGCTAAAGCAGAAAAAACTCCTAAAGCAAAATCAGAAAAAGCTCCTAAAGCAGAACCTATGGATGATGAAGATGCTGAGGCAACAAAAGCAGCAGGTAGCGATGAAATGGCTAAAAAATTAGGTAGTACACCTGAAGAAAAGAAAATTAAATTCAATCAATTTTTATCATCTGTAAAGAAAAACAAAGAAGATAAAGCAAAAGTTGATGCTATTTTAAAATTAGCAAAAGATAAATTTAAACTATCAAGTGCATTGATAAATGATTTAAAACGTGCTGCTGGTAGAGAAGTAGAAGCATAATGAAAAATAAAACATTTCAATTAAAGTTATCCCATCTTATTATAGGTGGGATAATTTTGTTGTTAGTTGTATTTCTTGTTAAATGTAACCCAACACAAGATATTCCAAATAACTACGATAAACAAAAACGTGAAATAGATAGTCTTGGAAATATTATTAATGGGTTAAAAGAGAATCAAATTAAATTAAATAAAAATTTAACAGCACAATATGCTAAAGTTGATTCATTAAATAAAGAAATAACAGCAACAGAAAAAGAACTAACTCAAACACGTGCATATTATGGCAACAAAATTAAAAACATTACTAGTTCTTCTCCTGCTGAACTTAACGAGTTTTTCACAGAAAGATACTAGTAAAATCTGTTTCCCGTACTCTACGGCTAAAAAAATAGCAATAGATTTAGTTAAAGGTGATTCAGCTATAGCTGAGCTAAAGATAGTTAATAAATTAGTTTGGCAATTAAACGAGAAAATTGATACACAAGATAGTATCATTAAATTATATGTAGTAAAAGAACAAAATTATATTTCCCAAATAGACAATTACGATAAAATACTTGTTAAAAAAGATGAAATTATCACTGGTTTAGAAGGTGATGTAGCTACATTGTCTCGTAAAAATAATCAACTTAAAAAAGGAATTAAATGGCTTGGTGGAGGACTCGTGGCTTCCATACTTACTATTATTACATTGATCGCAATTAAATAATGGAAGAAAGAAATTTAAAACAGGTAATCCGAGAGGAATATGTAAAGTGTGCTCAATCACCAGCTTACTTTATGAAAAAATATTGCTACATCCAGCACCCAAAACGCGGACGTATTCAATTTAACTTGTACCCGTTTCAAGAAAAGGTTTTAACACTATTTCAAGAAAATTCTTATTCAATTGTATTAAAATCAAGACAGTTAGGTATCTCAACATTAGCAGCAGGTTACTCACTTTGGTTAATGTTATTCCATGAAGATAAAAACGTGCTATGTATTGCAACTAAACAGGAAACCGCTAAAAACATGGTTACCAAAGTTAAGTTTATGTACAATAGTTTACCTTCATGGTTAAAAGAAAAAGATAAACCCGCCGAGGAAAGTAAATTAACTTTACGTTTAAATAACGGTTCACAAATTAAAGCCACTTCAGCATCAAGTGATGCAGGTCGATCAGAAGCCGTTACTTTGCTAATAATCGATGAGGCTGCCTTCATTCATAGTATTGGTGAGATTTGGGCATCTGCTCAACAAACTTTAGCTACTGGAGGGGGCTGTATAGCATTATCAACACCTTACGGTACAGGTAATTGGTTCCATCAAACATGGGTTAATGCAGAAATGGGTGACAATAGTTTCTTACCAATTAGATTACCTTGGCAAGTTCACCCTGAACGAGATCAAGCATGGAGAGACCAACAAGATAAAGATTTAGGTATAAGAATGGCAGCACAAGAGTGTGACTGTGACTTTACCACTTCTGGTGATACAGTATTCCAACCAGAAGATATTGTATTCTATGAACAATTTCATGTAAGAGAACCATTAGAAAAACGTGGTACTGACCAAAATCTATGGATATGGGAACCAGCAGATTATTCAAGAAATTATTTAATTGTAGCTGATGTTGCTCGTGGTGATGGTAAAGATTATTCTGCGTTTCATATTTTTGATGTTGAATCATTTACTCAAGTTGGTGAATTTAAAGGTCAATTAAACACAAAAGATTACGGGCATTTACTAGTTAGTATTGCTACCGAATATAATAATGCTCTATTGGCAGTTGAAAATTCAAGTATTGGATGGTCAACAGTTCAAACTGTTTTAGATAGAGGATACCAAAATTTCTACTATTCACCAAAAGGTGGAGTTAATAATGTAGATTCTTTCTTTGATCCATTTATGGATACAAGTAAAATGACACCTGGATTTACTATGTCTACGGGTACGCGCCCTATATCAATTGGTAAATTCCAAGAAGCTGTTATGGATAAAGGAGTTGTTTTTCACTCTGTTCGATTATTGGAGGAAATGAAGGTATTTATATGGAGAAATGGTAGAGCAGAAGCCCAATCAGGCTATAATGATGATTTAACTATGGCATTCGCTATTGGTTGTTATTTACGTGATACCGCTTTCAAATTAAGACAAAATAGTATGGATATGACTAAAAGCATGCTTAATGGTATTTCTTCTAATACTTCAAAATATTCCGGTGGATATTCAACTGGAGCTTCGTATGCTGACCAATATAATAACAATCCATATAAAATAGATAACCCTTACTCAAATGGTCAAGAAGATATTTCTTGGCTTTTATAAAAAACAAAAATGGCAAATACAGGACTATTCTCAAGACTACAAAGATTATTTTCAACTGATGTAATCATCCGAAATGAAGGAGGAACACAATTGAAAGTAATGGATGTTAATAAAATCCAAGTTTCAGGTGAATATGAAACAAATGCACTTGTAGATAGATTTAATAGAATCTATACTAATTCACATACATCCATTTATGGATACCAAAGTAGTTTTAACTACCAAACACTCCGACCTACCCTATATTCAGAGTATGATGCAATGGATACAGATGCAATTGTTGCTTCTGCATTAGATATTATAGCTGATGAAAGTACATTACGTAATGATATGGGAGAAGTATTACAAATCCGTTCATCAGACGAAGATGTACAAAAAATTCTATATAATTTATTCTATGATGTATTAAATATAGAATTTAACTTATGGCCTTGGATTCGTAATATGTTAAAATATGGTGATTTTTTCTTAAAATTAGAAATTGCTGAAAAATTCGGTGTATATAATGTAATCCCTTACAATGCATTTCATATCGAAAGACAAGATGGGTATGATAAAGACCACCCCGCTTCTGTAAGATTTAGATTTGATCCTGATGGTATTTCATCACCTTCAGATTATGGTTATTACAACGTACCTAATTCTGGTGGGCAAGGTAATTCAATTTATTTTGACAACTATGAAATGTCACATTTCCGTTTATTAACGGATACTAACTTCTTACCTTATGGTAGATCTTATCTAGAACCAGGACGTAAATTGTTTAAACAATATACAATGATGGAAGATGCAATGTTGATTCATAGAATTGTTCGCGCGCCTGAAAAACGTATATTCTATATTAACGTTGGTAACATTGCTCCTGCTGAGGTAGAAAATTTCATGCAGAAAACAATTTCTAAAATGAAACGTACTCCATACATTGATCAACAAACAGGTGATTATAACTTGAAGTATAACATGCAAAACTTACTTGAGGATTTCTATATCCCGGTTCGTGGAAATGACCAAGCAACTAAAATTGACAATTTAGGTGGTTTACAATATGATGGAATCCAGGATGTTGAATATTTAAGAGATAAATTATTTGCTGCCCTTAAAGTGCCTAAAGCATTTATGGGTTACGAAAAAGATTTAACAGGTAAAGCTACATTAGCTGCTGAAGATATCCGATTCGCACGTACAATTGAACGTATTCAACGTATTGTAGTATCTGAATTAAACAAAATTGCATTAGTTCACTTATATACTCAAGGTTATACAGATGAATCATTAACAAACTTTGAATTATCTTTAACTACTCCTTCTATCATTTACGATCAAGAAAGAATTGCATTGATGAAAGAAAAAGTTGATCTAGCTGCTCAAATGATGGAAGCTAAATTGTTACCAACTGATTATATCTATGAAAATATATTCCATTTAAGTGAAGATCAATATGATGAATATAGAGATTTAATTGCTCAAGATGCTAAACGCAAATTCCGTATTAATCAAATTGAAAACGAAGGCAATGATCCACTTGAAACAGGTAAATCATATGGTACACCACACGATTTAGCAGCGCTATATGGTAGAGGTAGATATGATGCCGGTGAAGTACCTGTTGGGTATGATGAAGATCCTGAATTGGGAAGACCTGAAGAAAAAGTAACTAATAGAGGTACTCAAGATAATGCTTTAGGTAAAGATAGAATCGGAGCTACAGGCATGAAAAAAGATGGAGACGAATCAGATTCTACTAAACCTAAATTCCAAGGTGGTTCTCCATTAGCATTAGAGACAAAAAATAAACGAAACCCTAACCTAAAAATATTTAATGACATTAAAAATCAGAAAAAACAAATGATTTTTGAATCAGATATTAAAGGGAATTCATTATTAGATGAATCACAGATACGAGAGTAAGGAAATTTCATATATTTATAAATAAATAATATAATAGAATGCAAGTTAAACATTCAAAGTATAAGAATACTGGTATCCTTTTCGAATTATTAGTTCGACAAATTACTACCGATACATTAGATGGTAAGGATTCTCCGGCTAAGGACATACTTAAAAAATATTTCGTCAAAACGGAATTGGGTCGTGAGTATAAGTTATATGAAACTCTTTTAAAAAAAACATCATTAACTGAAACTAAAGCAAATATTGTTGTTAGTACATTAACTGATTCTTCACTTTCTTTAAATAGAAGTGTTATTAAAAGACAAAAATATAACTTGATTAGTGAAATTCAAAAGAATTATGACTTAAATGAATTTTTTAATCATAAACTCCCTAACTATAAAGTATTTGCGGCGTTCTATACATTATTAGAAATTACTAATACTCCACAAGCTGTAAATCCCGTACAAACCATTAACAATAAAGTTACTATTTTAGAGCATTTAACTGCTGCTCAAATTAAAGAAAGTAAAATTCATGATGAAGTAATGGATGAATTTTCTAAATCAGATAAAGATGTACGTTTTATTGCATATAAAATGATTTTAGAATCATTCAATACAAAATATGATGATTTACACCAAAATCAAAAACTAATTCTTAAAGAATTCATTACGTCAGTTGATAATACTCCTCGTTTAAAAGAGTTTTATACAAACAAGATAATTGAAATTAAAGAAGAACTAACTTCATTAAATACTAAAACTAAAAATGAAGTAACAAAAATAAAAATCAACGAAATTATCTCTATGATTACCCCACCTGCTAAAAATGCTAAGGTAACAGATAATGATTTAGTTGACTTGTTACAATATTATGATTTAATTAACGAGTTAGAAACAGTAAATGGATAAGCTTAAAGAAAAAATTAGAGCAAAAATTAAAGAAATGAGCGCTACCGGACAAGGTGGTGCATCTTTTTCTGCTGGTCAAGGTGAAGGTTATGCTACACCGGCAGCATTTGCTTCTAAAACAAACTCTAAAGGAACTAAAAATATTTATTATTATAAATTAGGTTTCAAACCAGTCCCTGATAAAATTAAAGGATCTGGATTACCAGTTAAAAAACTTTGGAACGAGGATACATTAAATGAAGTTAATGAATTCCAACAAAAACGTTTAGACGGTTTAGATGAAATTGAGAAACTATTAAATGATATTACACCTTTAGTTTCTAATGCAAAAAATGAAACAATTGAATTATATAGCGGAAACGCCGGTTCATATGATATAACACAACCTATTGAAATGGTATTAAGTTACTTAAGAGAGGTAAAACAACTATTAACAGAAAAATAATGAAAAAAACACTACAAGATCAATATTTGTTAATCAAAGAAGGTAAAGGACACAAAGGTGTTTTCTTAACAGAAGCAAAACGTCAATTCCCTAATATCGTTCGTAATGCAGCTACGTTTGAAGAAGCTGTAGCATCGTTACAAACTAAAAAAATCATTACAGAAAATGTAATTGGTTTAAATTCTGTTAATTCTATATTTGAACCAAAGAAAAAAGAATCATATGAATTAGCATATGAGGCATTTTTGGCTGAAGCTAAGAAAAAAGAAAATGAAGACGAGAAAGTAAAAGCTGAAGAAAAAAAACCATCTAAAAAAGTTGAAGAAGATGCTTCACACAACTTTGATCGTAAAGATGATAAAAACCTAGATAACTTGATTTTTGACCAGGTAATGACTGGATATTATGCTGAAATGAAAGATCCTAAAAATGCAGATAAAACAATGCAAGAATTAAAGGATATTGTAATGAAAAATTTACAAAAAGATCCTATCTTTTATACAAAAAATGGTCAATTTGGAGAAAAAGATTTAGGATATACTACAGAGGTTCCTGGTTTAGGTACTCCAAAAGAGGCTAAAGGGAAATACAAAGCATCAGGATATGGTGATTTAAAAGAATCAATCCAACCAATTAACGAAGAAGAAAATAAATTACGTAAAGTAATTCGTGAGATGATTGCTGAAGAATTATCAACAACATCTAAAACATCATTAAAAGAAGGTGTTGAAAAAGAATTAGCTGCTATCAACAAAGAAGCAGAACATGAAATTATTGCTTCTAAATTAGAAAAAGTACAAGCCCTAATTGATAAAAAACA